TCCTAACGAATTAAGAAATCAATTATTACAGCAAGCCAATTCAGTAACACAATTATTCAAAGACACAGAATATGCTGAAGAGTTTGTTGATGAAATTGCTCCTGCTACAAGACAAGAAGTAGCTCCACCACCAAAACCCCCTAAAGATAGATTTAATCCTGATCAAATTGTAGATATCATTACATTTATAGAACATCCTTATTTTTGTAATTTAAAACCCTATCCTTGGCAAAAATTAATTCTAAAATGCTTTTATATGGGACAAGAAGGCAATACTAATCTTGTAATAAATGAATCAGACAATAAAGAAGACTGCAAAGGTTGTGTTTGGAATTATGTTCAAAAAAATGAAAATAATTTTTTAAAAGCCAGATCAGAAGGAAAACAGTTTAAAACAATTTTCAATGTTGTAAATTCCCCTTGCCTACAGTGTAAACGTCTTGATAATGAAGTTAGAGAAGAAAGATACAGATATGCCAAAGAAGAAGCAACAAACCCTGATGCTGAAAGACAAGTCATAGTATTAGAAACAAGACCAATTATTGATGGTTTTCAAAGTGAAAATGATTTACTTTATTCAGAAGAATTTGATCCAAAGCTTCGTATGCAAGTTCAAGAAAAATGTACTAAAAGATATAAGTTTGAAGAATTAGTTTTAGTACTTGGTAGACGTTCAGGAAAATCGTTCCTTGTGTCTGCTATGGCTCTTTATGAATTGTATAGATTGATTTCTATGGGCCATCCTCAATCAAGATACGGCTTAATGGAGTTTGATGAAGTTGTTCTTCTAAATGTTGCTCGTAACGAAGAACAGGCTAAAAAAGCAATCTTCTCTAAGATTAAGCAAACTGTTCTAGCTTCTCCATTTTTTGCACCCTATATTGGCAAAGATACTGAGCTTGAAATGCGATTCTACACTGAACACGATAGAGAAGAGAATGTAAGAAGAAAAGCAGATAATATCAATCTTTTTGCAGGTTCTTTGGTATTACGATGTGGTTCTAGCAATGCATCAGGTCTTGTTGGTCTTACTTGCTGGACTATCATTATGGACGAAGTTGCAGCTATGGCAGGTGATAATCCTGACTCTGGTGTTGACTATGCTCTTTATGATGATCTAAAACCATCTCTTGCTACATTTGGTAAAGATGGCAAAATGATGCTTCTTTCCAACCCTAAAGGTCCACTTGGTTTGCTTTATGATTTACACGAGAATAGGCAAGAAGATCCTACTACTCTTGTGATGAGACTTCCTACTTGGCTTACCAATCCTAATATTGATAAAGAATGGTTAGATAGTCAGAAGAAAAAAGATCCTCAAGAATTTCAAATGCAGTACGGAGCTGAATTTGGAGCTTCTTCATCAGATCCAATGTTTAATTCCGAAGACGTAGACAGGATGTTTGCTTCTATGTCTATGGTGAAAAGAAAAGAAATGGCAGAAGGTCATTTTGATTATTTTTGTCATTTAGATCCAGCTAGAACTTCAGACTATTACGCTCTTGTAATTGCTCATACTGAAAACATGTATGGTCATATTGGTCCTGACTTTCAACCACTTAAAAGAGTTGTGATTGATCATGTCCATTTTTGGAATCCTAGAACAAAAAATCAACCTGTTAAAGAAAGTGAAGTTGAAGACTATGTTATCAACTTACACGCTAAATTTAAATTTAAACAAGTTTCTATTGATCAATGGAATTCACAGTCATCTTTAATAAAACTGCAATCTATGAGAATTCCAATTGTAGAAAGACAATTCAACAAAGAATATAAAGAAAAGATATATACAGAATTATCACAATTAATCAGAGATGATCGAATTGATATTTATGATTTACCTGGTGGAGAATATAGAGATTTAGACAATAAAATTATATCTTTAAATGAAGTTCAAGAAGCAAAAATTCAATTTTTATTTTTACAAAAGAAATGGAAAGGTAAAAGATATTACATTGAAGCTTTATCGGGATATAAAGATGACATTTGTGATGCGGTGGCTGCTGTATGTTATGAATGTCTTACATCTAAAATTATGGTTAGATTGCCAAGATCAAAAATGGTCAATTTAAACAGAAGATAAAGGTAATTATTTTCATTTATAAGAACAATTCATTATGTCTAACAATATCAGAACAGCTCAATTTGGTGGTGTAGGCGGAGGGGGAAATGGTGCTCCTTTCCAGCCTGGAAGTAGCCCTATTGGTCGTGGTGGTGGAAATCGTGGTGGACACGAAATAAATCTTTACGTAGATGAAGATGCTGGTTTTGATAAATTATTAAGAAAAACACACATTGAGCCTGATAATCGTGATGTCAATATGGAGTCTAGACTTACTCCTCAGCACAAAAACTATGAAGAATTAATTCCATATGAATTAACTTCAGAAGAAAGAATGAGAGCAAAATTTAGAGCTCAACTTCATAATTATAAAAAATCTTTAGAAAATGCTGCTGATACTTTAATGAAAAACAGTCCAGCCTATATCAAAGAGCATTATCGCCCTAAAGATGAACATATGATGACTATGGAACAATCTTTAGAAAATCGTCATAAATATAATAAAGATTTTAAGTATCCAAGAGAAGAATACAAAGATCCTGATAAAGCTTCTAGATTGCATTTTTCTATTTCTGACAAAGCCATAAATCGTATTGCTGAAGATTATGCAATCAGAAGAAGAAATAGAATTACTGATGAATATCCTGAAGATAGAAATGAATTTGATGAGGCACAATTTACTCGTCCATCTTTAGGAAAAACACCTGTATTAGAATTCGGTGAAGAACTTGATAATTATATAACAAGTTTGATGACCGTAAACACTCCTGACCATGATGGCTTTCAAGAATATGGTCTAAAAGATACTATTCTTTCCTATCCAGATCCAGATGGTAAAGCAAACGTTCATGCTCCAAAAGATATAGCGCCCAAATCAGAAACATTAAAAGAATCAAATCCATTTATGACTACAGAGCAGGCATTGAATCCTGAACAAAAAGACACAACATACGCAAACTACATCGATCCGACAAATAGAGAGGATAAGGGCGTAGAAGAAGTTTACGATGGTTCAGCATTTTATGGAATCAGCGGACATAGTTTTTAAAGGTCATTTAAAGATTATTTAATAAGAACAAATTATGAACGCAACTTCTTTACAAACAATTATCAAGATCTGTTCAAAACTAGACAAAAAAGGCCATTACTCCAAGGCTGATAATTTGTTTGAGAAAATTGCTCAATATTATCCACAACAATCAGTTACTCAATCACCAAATGTTTCTTTAGTTCCTTATGAAGAAATTGAAGAAGAAACAAAACAAAACGATTATTGGCGTCAAAAAATCAACCCAAGAAAAATTCCAAAAGAATATTTTGATTTGGGAGGAGAAGCTGATGGTCCAAATATAGAAGGATTATTGCATGGTCCAGACAATGTTCCTGGTCCTGCCTATATAGATCCAGGCAATCCAGCATCAAGTCCTTCTATGGCAATTCACAGTGGAGAAGATTTGTGCGATAAATTTTCCTGGGAAGAAACATACGAGAAGAATGTTGATGAAGGAAATGCTTGGAAAAATAGAATACCAAATAGATAAGGAATAAAATTATGCCAATACCAATTAAACCAGTTCATTCATTAGATTTGCATGCTGAATTATTCGACGGACCATCAATGGAAGGCCTCGGACTTTCTGACATTCAAATTCAACTTCTTGGCGTTTCACAAACTCCTAGAAAAGCAGAAGCAGCAAAGCTTAGTGATAGATATTTAACTATGCTTAAGTCTATTGACTCAAATACAGATGTTTTAGTGACTGCTGCAAGCTATGTTGCTTTGCATAAAGATAGCAACGTTTGTGGTGTTCCAACTGAAATTTCAGACAATGATCTTTTAGCTATGAAAACTGCTGGATTACTTACAGGATACGGTAGATCTGTAGAATTAACTGAAAGAGCCAAATTAGCATTACGTGATCATTATTTAAGCATAGACAATGTTAATGAATTTAGAAAACAAAGAACAAAAGATAGATTTGATCTTGATGAAGCTAGAAATGTTAAAGCTTCTTCAAACAAATTTAGAAAAGTAGGTTCATGACTCACTAGTAAAGAATTCCGTGATGAATTCGATGTTAGATCC